AATTAAAATAAAGCCGGAGGTGCCGTATTAGCACCCCCAAGCTTTAAAAAATATTATGCATTAAACAATACGAAATTGTTCGCAGCTTGTACAACTAAACATCTTTCAGATAAGTAGTGTACTTCCATTGCGTCTAGATCGCTTGTAGATGCTCCACCTACAGATCCAGTAACCCAAGACTTCATTCTTCGATCATCAGCTTCAGAAGCACGATAACGTACGTGAAGGAATGGTCGGCGAATATTCTTGCCCATTACTTGATCATATACAGATGAAGTACCAGCAGGTACTAGCACGCCTTTGATGTCATTGATAAATCCACGAGTTTGACCGTCATTCAAATATTTCCAGTCGGTTTTGTAGAAGTCATAAGAACCTCTGCGGAAACCAGAAAAGCCTAAATTCAACGCCATATCCTCGCTGTTTTCAAATACCCCGTAAGAAGTACCTCCACTCCCGTAAGAGTTTTGAGAAGCTAGCCAGTCGTCAAGCTTTAGGTTTCGCTCACGGTTAAGGAAGAACATATTTTCTTCAATAGCTCCTTGAGCATCTAGTTTAGCAATAAGATCGCTCACATCAACAGTAGTATCAGCAACTGCGCCATCAAACATAGTAGCGGTATGTCCACGTGTTTCAATAGCAGAAAAAAGACCTTCTGTACCAACAGCGTCTCCGTCTGTTCCAAGAACAGAATCAACAGTGTTTCCAGCTCCGCCTTTTTCAGACTCAACTAGTGTCATTTCAAGATAATCCTCATAACGAGTACGAGTTTCACCTTCAGCCTTGATATACCATAGGTAACCAGACTGCCCAGCTTCACCAGATACTTCTACCCAGCCAATTTGAGCTGAATCAGAACCTGAGATTTCAAACTTGTCTTTAATGATAACAGGCTTGTTTGTAAAAGTACTGAAAGAAGGAGAGATTGTATCGCCTTGCATTCCGCTTTGTCCTTTTGCAAACTCAGAACCAAATACAAAAAGCTTGATTTGAGCCCCATCATTGTAATTAGTGTCTAAATTAGCAGCATCATAAGGAAGAACAGTTAGCGTAGTGCTATCTGTAGGCAAAGAAGGGATTGCAGAAACATAACCTTTAGTGGTAGTAGTTCCATCAGAAATAATAACCAACTGACCTACGCGAATAGCGTGACCGGCAGCAATAGTAACCAAACCTGAAGCAGCAGTTGTAATAACACAAGTGTTGTCAGATCCAGTTCCGTAAGAAAGGTGAAGTCTATTTTGCTCAGACCAAACGATTTGATCAGAAGCCATAGGCATTTCAGCACCTACCATACGTAGGAAAGAAGAGATAGAACGATTTCCATATCGCTCTACTTCTTGCTCATATAATTCAGGAAGGTACTGCTGAGACCAGTCATTAGTACCGTCTGTAAAGTTTAAGTAATTAGAAGCTAAAGCCTTTTTTACTGGAAGGGCTTCAGTTCCTTGAAAAGTAATTGCCATTTTTAGTAATTTTTAAGTTTAAGTTTAATTTTAGAAGTATCATCACCAACTAACGCTCTTGCTTTAAAACCGCTCGGATCATTACTTTTTGTATAAACCCCTCTCGGGTCCATATTAATGTTCTTTGCTTTTTTCATACTATCTTTCATTGCATCGGCTTTGCCTTGCTCATAAAAGTGATTTGCAATTGTGTCAGCATTCATAGCTGTGAATAAAGACTTATGGTAGTTTTTAGCGTCATTCATAGTATTGTCTTCGTTTAGAAACTTTCTAATGAAATTATTAATGTCGCTTTGTTCTGATTTTACCTCACCCGCGTCTTTTACATTAAACCTATACCGCTTGTCTCCAACCTTATATTCAAAACCTTTGAATTGGTCATTAAAAACTTGCTCGGTTTTTTGTAAAAACACAGACTTTTGTCTTTCAGCTATTTTTGATGTTTCTTCGTTTTCTTTGTTATATCTATTGAAAAAGTCAACAGCCTTTTGTTGATCCTGTGTTAACTTAGATCCAGCTTTGATTTCCTCATAGTATTTGTTTTTTAGCCCTTCAAGCTCAGATTTAGCGCTTGCTACTTCTTCTTTGAATGCTAATTTTTTTCTTTTTACATCTCTTTCATCGTCAACTTCTTCGTCAAATGTAAATTTGTCTTCAATAAGAAAGTCAATTTCTTCAGATGATAGATGCGGTTTTGATTGTTGGTAATATTCTCTAAGTAGCGCAAGATCATCTGTACTAGAGTAATCTTTATTCAATGCTACATAATCTTCAAGCGTACCGCCTGTTTCGTTTATAAAATCAACAACCTTTTGAATATTTTCAGGAAGCTCTATACCTTGCTCCTCTTCTTTTTGAAATGCTTCTTCAACTTCTTCAGCAAGATCTTCAACTTCTTTAATAGTTTCTTCTTGCTCTTCTTCAACTTCTGGAAGCTCTTCTAAAATTACTTCTTCAGCTTCTTCTTGGTTTTCTTGTCCCACTTCTGGCAATTCCACTTCGGCTTTTTCCCCTGTTTCTTCAACCGGTTCATCTCCGCGTAGCACGCTGCCCTCTGGTTCTTGTTCTTGAACGGCATTTTCTTCTTCTTGTTTTTGTTCACTTGCAGGCGGTTGACTTAAATCAACTTTGTGTACTCCATCTTCAAATGTAGCACCTGCTTTTTCTTGCACAAGTTGTTCTTTTTCTTGTATTGATAGCTCTTCGCTTTCAACAACTTTTGCTTCAATGTTTTCAGACATAATAAAATATTATAAGATTATACACTATACATTAC